TACGAACCGTGTTGTATGGACTACCAGTTAATCTTGACACTTCAGGCGCTTTAAGACCATCCGAGAAAAGGCGACACAGGTTGTGCACTTCTACCTCAGTAAAAGTAGATCGGCTGTTGTTTACTCCAATTGCACATTTATCCCCACTCGTATAAGAATGTTGTACATTCTCTGACCGAGTAACCCAACGCAGATTCTGCGGTAGATTGCACTTTCTGTCACCATTTATGTGATCGACTTCTGCCTTATTCTCTGGGTTTGGTACAAAGGCAATAGCAACTAATCTGTGTTGCGTTATTGTCTTAGTCTTGCCATTAACCCTTAGTTGAGTCATAAGATAGCCTTTCTGGTTTTCGTAGAATTTTATAACCCTGCCGTGTTTATTTGTAAGCTCACCACATCTTGTTATAAAATATCCAAAGATTTCTTGTTTCATATCTCCCTCCGTCTTCGCTGCTGATTGGCCTATTCACTTAATTTTACCACAAGTGAACTTAGCTTTCCAGCAATTAGAGGGGTTATTCGATATGTGTTGCCACATAAAGCCACAATTATTTATGGTAATGCATCATCTGTGTCGCTTTAATCACAGCGTCTCTAAAGGGGTTGCTGTAGAGCCCACGCTCTTTTAACTTACGCATATAGATAACCATCTGACGCTTCATAACAATAGCTCCGGTGCTCTGGAACAGAACGTTAAGCAACGAATGCTCTGATCGAGTCATAAGTTTACGTCCGTCGATGCCTAGGATAAAGACAGAGCGACCTTTAGATTTCCAATAACCTGCCACCCTTTCCTTAAGAATCTTAAGCGGTAGTGAAGCTTCCCAGAATGCCTCGAAGATAGCCTCTGCTTCTGCTTGAGATATGCCAAGCATCTTAGCAATCTTTTTAACCTGAGCTCCGTAAGTCGTAGCATACTTAACAGCTTTGCTTGTATCTCTCGGAACACCCATCTTGGTAGCGTTAACAGTGTGCAAGTCGTTAGGCTTCTCGGCAGTCAAAGCGGCAGCATACTCTATGCCACCTTCAAACTGATATGTGAAGTGGCCTTCTACACGCGCCTCAAGTCCTGCAGCATCCGAACCAATCTGGTACGCACCTTCTGTTACACCAAACAGGCCTCGCATATACTCACCATAGATACTAGAAGCCCTCGGTACGTTTGCTACGCCCTTGTGCGTGTACCTGAACGTGTTAGTTCCTAGCGTATCTGCTGGTGTACCTATACGACCATCCACTTGAATCCTAGGGTCGTTGAGCCAACCAGTACCTTTAGGTGACTGTATTGAGTTACGGCGATGCCTGTAAGTCAACCACAACACTAGGTTACCAACCCAATCAAACTTCTCACCCAGAGCTACAAGATCAGGACATATCTCCTTCTCTGTGCCAATAGTTAAAGAAGGTGTTGACAAAACACGCAGGGGTTTCTTCCTATCATGCATCATCATCTTTTTCTTTAACTGCTCTGGCCGAACTTTTAGGTGAGTCAAACGAAAGCTTGTATACTCACTGTTCATAGTCTTGTCGAGGTAACGCTCGACTGCTTGAACGTACTTCTCGTCTGTTAGCTTTTGCTTCTTAGTGTTAACTGTTAAGTCTTTCTCTTTCCACTCGGTAGGCTCCCAGCCTTGCTTGATAAGGTACTGTTTAATAGCATCCTGATCTGCAAGATAGGTTGGCTCCTGCGATTTAATAGGCTCCTGAGCCATTGGAAGAGTCCACGATTTACCCTCATACGTTACAACAAAGTCGCCATAGTCGTCTCGGTTAAGCTTAATCATGTGCTTCTCGATAAAGTTTACCATGTGTGCCGACAGGTTACCATCTTTTTTAATCTGAATCTTAGGAGGCATGTAAGTCTTTGCTGTAGTCTTAGTCATTTCCTTTGGTGGTAGTTGTGGTTCTATCTCGGCTTCGATTAAGCCCATCTTAGAATCCAAATCCACTATACATGACTCTGCAAGTTCTTTGTCAAACCTAAATCCGTAATGACTCTGCACTGTGATGTAGTGTCTACAGACTTGCTCTAGCTCAAAAGCAGGAGCCCAATTCCAGTTACGCCATTCGTTGATCATTAGGTGATCATAAACCTTGTGGTTTAGTTGAACATCCTGACCACAATACTTGAGCATTTCTGGCGAATACTCTGACCAATCTGTTTGCTTACCAAAATCATCCTTGTAAAAAGATAAGCGATTACCCCAAGCTTCTAGTCCATGACCACCGAGCCTGTCAGGATTTAACAGCTTACTAAGAACAAGTGTGTCACAAATCTCAATCGGCTGACCATCTAATGTGAATGGGTCTACGTCAAACTTAATGCCGAAGAAGAGCTCCATAACCATCAAGTCATAGTCAATGATGTTGTGACCAATTATCTTAGTAAACCTTTTTACAAGAGCTGGAAAGTCCCATAAGTTGCTTGGGTTAAAGTTATATACCATACCGTTAATATCTTTAACGACAATACAATGAACACGAAACGTTGGCTTTAACTTGAAAGGATACAGTTTATAGTTAATTGCTTCGTGTGTCAATAGGCCTGTTGCTTCTATGTCTAATACTACTTCCATACTAACTCCAAGTTATTCAAGGGGTGTTCGGAGAATTTACCCTGACTATGTTCTAGTAAGGTGCTTTATTATCATCTGCATTTTCTTGTGTGTAGGCACCTAAGCTGCCAAAGTCTTCTTCGTCTGAGCTGTAGTCACCTGATTCTGGGTCAACACCAACAGATAGTCTAGCAGTTTGTTGGTCATAATACCAGAAGCCTGCTGGGCCTGTGTTACCTGTACGCCTTGCCTTACTAACAACAACCTTTGTGGTATTTCTCACACGAGGGTCTGGGTGTTCTTTATCTCGCATAAGCAAGATGTTAATCATACCAACCTGAAAGATAGAGCCGGAGCCTTTTATATCTTCCTCGTGAATCTCTGCACCACGCGAGTTAGCCTGAGAGCCTGAGCCGCTTTTACGTACGTGAGCAACGTTGATGTGAATTACTTTGTTCTGCTTTGTAAAGCGCAGCAACCACGACATAAACTCATCCATACCTTCGTTAGCCTTCCCGCTGAGAGCGAGTGTGAGTGGGTCTAGGATAATGCCTTTGCAACCGCAGGCTTTAACCATGTACTCAATCTTATTCTTGAGTTCATCATCACATACATCGCCTTGGTGGTCAAGGATAATAAACCGATCTTCACCATTCGGTAGTGTTGTTAGTTCCTTATAAGCTGTCATGAAACGTTCTGTAGCGTAAAGCTCACGCTTCTCTTCGTCGTCCATATTAGCAAGCTTAATGCCTAGGTGGACGCTTACAAGATTCTCGATCAACTCACCCATATCACTTTCTAAAGGTATGACACCCATCTTATGCTCGGAGTTAAATACAAAGTGATATAGAAACTCGTTAACAACAGTTGTCTTACCAACAGAGGATGCAGCAACAATGTTAATGATTTCGCCAAAGGCAAAGCCACCATTCATCATGCGCTGTAACTCAACAGCAAAGTCAGGTAGAGGCAACTTAATCCAGTTAGCACGTTCCATCAAGGCTTCGTAAGTCTGGCTACTACCTACAACACCAGCAGGTGTATACTTGCCTTTATTGTAAGCTGTCCAGAATGCCTGATAGAGTTCATCCTCTAGGCCTGCCTTAACGTAGTCACAAGGGTCGTTTAGACGAAGCTCTGCAATGTGTGCTTGTCCCGGCTTAAGCACCTTAGCGGCCTTGTCAGCAGCCTTCTTGCCCGGTTCATCGTTATCCATCATAATAATTACGCAGTCGAACGAGGTAACCCAATCGTAGTTCTCTTTGATCTGCTTATCTAGTGAAGGTTCGCCGGTAAGTGGTGACACAACAGCGGTGTCGTACTTTGGGTTTTTCTCCATCATCGTCTGCTTCATAGCCAGCGCATCTTCCTCACCACCTACGATGATAAGAAACTTACCACCCTTTTGATAAAGGTGTTGACCAAACATTTCATTCTTATTCTTTATGCTGCCGATAACAGAGAAGTGATGCTTATCGCTTTTAGGTACAGTGAGGTTACGTGTCTTGTAGCCTGTGATAACACCTTCCTCAGTCCCCGGATAGTATCGCTTAACTGACTTACCGGCTGTATCAAATTCTGTACGAACACCGTATAGCTCATTAACTGGAATCTTAAGCTTACGCTTACGCTCGCCACGGCATTCGAGCTTTAAAATATCTTCTAGTTTTTCTAACACAAGTTCATCAACCTCCGCTGGTTCATTGTTAAATTCTCCACCATCAAAGTCTTCGCCGTAAAACTCAGCAACTACCTTAGGTGAAATGTAACCTTTGCCATCGTCTCCGCAGACAAAGCAATAACCGTCTATGAATTCCTTACCCTTGTCGTCTACTTTCTTGTAGAGAGAGGCACCATCCGAAGAACCACACCCCTCGTGGGGGCATGGCAGATGTGTTTTAAAGGTTTGACCTTCCTGTTTGCTCATACTTCTCCTTTGTTAGGCTCTAGCTAGGTTGCGAATAGTAGCAAGGTTATCAAACTCTGTCAAGCGACCGTTCCGATAAACTACCCGCATTGCGTTGTCTTTACCGTAGACTTGCTCCCAAGTTGCTTGATCTTTAAGCTTAAAACGTGTGTCTGAAGGCCCATCAACTTCCTCGACAACTAGCAGACCTTTTGCGCTTTTCTTCTCGCCGGAGTCTGTCTTAGGGTCTTTGTAAATCTCAATACCTTCGCCGTTGATAACACCGTAGGTTGCCTTCATAGCTCCACCGACAGTATCTCGGGTAACGTATTGATAAGTATAGCTACCAACACCAAACACAACGTTACCTGTAGCAAAACCTTTATCCATCAGACGCTGACAGATAGCTTCGCAACGCTCAAGGGTGATAGAGTCGCCGTAGATAAGGCCTACACGCTCATTCAGTAGGATATGCCCTGTGTCTGTAACACTGCCACCAAACGTCTCGTAGAGGCATTGTACAGCTCCTTTCTGTTCTGGTGTTAGTGTAGCACCCTTTAGTGTTGTATCTTCGACAGAATCTAAGTAGTAGTATTGCTTATCGTGACGGTTCCAGAAAAACTTACAGGTAGCCTCGTAGTAGCTGTCGCCATACTTTATAATTTCCGTCACACTATCTGGCCCACATTCACCGTGTGGTGTTTCCTCGCTAACCTTATCACTAAGATAATCTGCAATGTAATCAGATAGATACTCTAGTTCTACTCCACTGAAATCTTCTACCTCGATACCACAAAGGATATCAACAGGGTTGCCGCTATCTGGACGGAACACAACCTTAGCCAAACCAAGAGCATTAGGCTGACGTGCTTCAATTTCATCCTTGAGCTCTGCTGCAAACTCAGTGATTACTTTCCAGAAGTCCCAAGTGTCTGAAACAATTGCCAAAACACCTTCTGG